AGTTCGAGTGGCGGCTTTGCAGCCGGGTCGGCTTCCTGCGTCTCGCCGGTAGCCTGCTCAGCAGGGGCGGCGTTGTCCTCACCGGACAATTCAGTGTCTGCGGTCGCGGTATCCGCGCTCTCGGCAGATGGATCTTGGTTGCGCTTCCAGCGCAGATCGGCCAGCGCTTTTGCGGCCTGATTGGGTGTGAACTCGGCCGGCGCATCAGCGGAAAGGGTATTGGATACAACAGGCGCGTCACTACCGCCGATGACTTCGGCCGATTCGTCGCTCATGGTTTTTCCTTGTGATTAACCGTTGACGTCCGGCCAGCGCTTCTGGCGCTCTGCCGTCTCGGCAAGCTGTCTCAATTCAGCCGCCGCAAGCTTTCCGTTGCTAACAATCGCTGTCAGATGGTCACGAACCTTGCCCACGATGTTGATGGCAAGAAACAACTTCTCCCGGCCGGTCACGTCGTCGATCGTGGTTGACCGCCATGCGTCGGTATAAGCGCTCTCCAGCGAGGTAAACGCTTCGGCCAATAACTCGTCCTCAAGTAGCCCCTGCGCACGGGCGGCCTTGGCTGCGGCTCGCTGGAGTGCGAATTCGTCGATCATTTCGGCTTTGCGGCCTTGCGTTCGCTTGTGGTCATATGGACAGGCGGCGGCTCTTCAACAACGAGCGGTTCTGGAATCGGCTCTTCAACGACAGGCCGCTTCACGATGTCATAGCCCATCTCGACCAGCCGATCGAAACATGATGAAATCTCGCCCGCAGTCAGGCGGCCCATTTGAGTCTGATTGCTCATCGCGGCAACGAGTGCTACGCGCTCTTCCTCGGTCATGCTAGTCATCGGGTTTGTCCTTCGCTCTAGCCTGCTCCATTTTCATATCGTGCGCTTCGGCGCCGGCTGCGACCTTGAACGCGCCAGCCTCCATGCTCATTTCGTGCTTTTCACGATCAGCCGCGGCATTGGCGTTCAATTGAGCCATCTTAAATTCGTGCTCGCGCTGGTCCCGCTCGTTGTCAATCTGGAACTGGAGGACCGCCAACCGCTCTTCGGTTGCAGCCTTCTCACGGTCGGCGATTATTTGCGCCTCGATCTTCCTATTGTTGGCCTCGATATCGGCCCTCATCTGGACCTCTTCAATCCCGGCCTTGCGCTTATCCGCCTCCGCATCATTGGCGGCTTGCTTGTCGGCAATCGCCATCTGCACCTTGCCCTTGACTTCTTCCGGGCTCGGCGGCGTCGGAACAGGCGGATGCAGCAATTCTCCGGTCTGTGGGTTCTTTGCCTCCGGGTCATTGAAGAACTTGTCGGGGTTCTTGTGGCCCATGATCCTCGTCAGCTCGGCCGCTGAATTGTACAGCTCGCGGTCGCCAACCAGGTTGGCCTTGCCGCCGGCCAGGAGCTCCTTCTGCGCGTTCGCCAGCGCCATCATCTGCGCAAACTGCTGGGCCTTTCCACCGGACCCGAGCCCAACCGCAATCGTCATATCGTTGCGGGTTTTCCACTGCCGCGGATCGACCTCGACCCATGAATTCCGCAGCCTCACCGTTTGCTGCTTCTGGCCATGCTTGCGGATCGTGCCGTGCAGCAGCGAGAAGATATCCCGCACGCCTTCCGCCATGATGCGGGCAATCAGCTTGACCCGCATCTGGGAGGCCGAAAATACCTGCGCAACGGCGGTAGCCGATTGGTTCTGCAGCGCGTTGGCGTCCACACCCTGCATCTGCTTGGACAATCCAGTGCGGGTTTCCAGTTCCGCATCGATGTATTGCATCATCGGATAGACCGAACCCGTGATGTCAGGCACAACCTGCCAGTTCAGCCCGCCCGCCGTCTTTGTGCGAACCACGCCACCAGGGCGGCTAACCAGAAGATCATCGAGAGTATTCGGTCCAGCATTGGCTTCTGCGACCTCTACCCGGGGGTTGTTGTGCAGATAGAGATTGTCCAGCGCGCCACGCTTGAGGGCCGTCTTCTCCCGCTGCGCAGGCATGACGAGATCTGCGATCGACCGCCCGAAGAACCGATGTGTAATCGGAACCGGCGTCGTGGCCGCAAACGGGATGGCATCCAACGGGGTGATACAGTTCTTGCCGTCCTTCTTGAGGAGTTCGCCCTGATCCCCGCCGGTAATCACCTGGTACAGGCAGGGCCTGCCGTTGCCCTCGTAATCCATCCTGACGTAATGCTCGGTGATCTTGACCAGGCGCGACGCAGAGTTCAGGCTGTCGGAGCTTCCCCGCGCGCTTTCGTCCACCGAATCCCGCGACGTCGTCTCAATGCTGCTGGTGTAGGCGTCCAGCGCCTTGACCTGATCCTCGTCAAAGCCTTCCGCGATCAACTGGCCTTCGGTCTTGGTGACGACCTCGTGGAAACAATAGTTGCAGGTCTTGATATCCCGGGCGCCGCGCTCGATGCCGAATTCCTCCGGGGGAACTCCCATGACCTTGGCGGATGCAAGCTTCCTGGTCGTGACGATCGTGACGTCATGCGTGGTCGGCATTGGCTGCGGTACGAGTGCCTGCGCCATCATGGCCTGAGGGGCCTGCAGCATGTCGGGAGGCGTCATGGCGTCCATCAGTAAGCCGCTTCCACAGGCTCGCCAGCCCCACCATTCGCGGTATGCGCAACGATCTTCATCATCCCGTCAGACGCCGCCACAGCCTGCGCAAGCAATGCGAACTGATCATCGCTCAGGTCGTAGTAGGTCTCCCGCTCCTCCTGCTCGCTCTCTTCCCACCATACCTTGACGATGCCGACCTTGGACAGCAGTGCATCCTTGACGAACGAGTACAGCGTCATGAAGCCGGGGTTCTGCTGCATGAACACGTGGTTCACATAGTCGGTTTCCTGCTGGGCGGCTTCCTCGTCCTCTGGGCCAACGGGCTCGAATCGCACCACTTCGTCAGATCCTGCGAAGATGTCCATCAGGCTCGGCATCAGGCCTTCGATGGTGTCAGCCACATCGGTTGACACGGCCTTGGAGCGGCCATCCTGCGCCGGCATGTCCTTGGCCATATTGCCCAGGTAATAATCCATCGCATCGGCGCGCTCTTCGGCAAGGCGGGCAGCTGAGATCGCGGCGAGCGCGTCCGCCTTCTCTGCGGCGATCATGGATTTGAGGTCGGAGGCTTTCATCTTGGCCATCAGGCGTAGCCCTGCTCTCGGTAGTTGATCGCTCGGTTAAAGTTAGCAGCCCTGCCCGGTTCCTCGTAACAGATCGCCATCAGGCCGAGCCCGTCCGCAGCGTGTGAGGACCAGTCGTGTTCCGGTCCAAGCCCGACATTCCGCTGTTCGTCCTTGCGCTCATGATAGAACCCGATCGCATCGCGGCCCGCCTCTGTGGTGTCTTCGTTCCAGTACATCTTCGGGCCAAGGCGACGCACGGCCTCGATTCTGAGTGACGCGGCGCCCTTGCCCTGGTTCTTGACTGGCGGCTCGACGTTAAACCCGGCTTCCCTCAAATGATCTTCGTACCGCTTGCCGGTGATGTTGTTCTCGTTCACGCCGTCGTGCGGGAGATAGAGGATTGCGTCACTGTAGCCGCGTTTGCGCAGCCAATTGACGTGAAACGCCAAGACTTGTCCGACGCTTTCGTAATAGTCTAGGATTCTGATTTCCTGTCCGACCCATTGGACGATCCAAATGGTGAAAGCGTCTGCAGTAGCTCCGCTGCCTCCGATATCGATAAATGCGCGTATGGGGAGGAGCGGATCTGCCGTAACCTTGCCAATTCGGCCTGTTCTTCGCGCGTCGGCCAGGAGACTTGCGAAGTATGCTCCCTCGAAAGCCTTGGCGTAATCTCCTTCCCAAATGTGATCGTAACGTTCTGGGTATAACCTGAGATCAAGCTGACGCTCCTCTTCGGATTCCTTCGAGAACCAGGGATTGTCTTTCCAGTTTACCTTGATCGCAACAGCGCCGGGCGGCTTTAATGCTCGGAAGAAGTTGTCTACCGCATCGGTCTTACGGCGCGGGTTCCAGCTCGCCCAAATCTGCGAACCTGGCGAACGCCGGATGGTCGGCCGCAGCAAGGCCAGACTGCGTTCCTGCAGCGTCTGCGCTTCCTCAATCCATGCTCGCTTGAAATGCTCCAGCGACTTGACCGATTCCGCCGTATAGTCCTGCATGCCCTTGAAGATGATCAGGCCGTCTCTCGGGGTCTGAATGACATCCCGGTAGACCTTGAAACCATCAGCCTCGCCCAAGCCATGAGCCTGTAGCTTATCCTCGATCAGGAGCTTCGCGCTCTCCTTCAGATCCTTCAGGACTTCACGAATGCAGATGCAGCGAAGCCCCTCACCACTCTCGCCTGGTTCCCGAACACAGTCCTCCACCATCAAGCCAGCGAAGAAGTGCGATTTTCCTGATGCGCGGCCGCCCCAAGCGCCTTTATAGGCCAGCGGCTCAAGAAGCGGCTTGAATACCTTCGCTGTCGGTATCTGCAGAGTTCTCGACAATCACGCGCTCGATTCTGTGGATGATGCTGATGGCTGGGTCGTCCTCCCCCCCACCAATGACCGCCTGCACTGGCTTGCCCTCCAACCGATCGGCAATGGCGTTGATCGCCGGCAAAGCCTTCTCGTCATCCTTCTGAGCGAGATTGATCAGGTTCTTCGCAATGGCCCGAAGTGCCTTGTTGTCATCACCTGCCGCAGCCAGTTCCATGCGCAGAGCGTCGGTGAATACCCGCTCTCTCGCCCGTCCACCTGGATTGCCTGATTTACCCGGTTGAAATACCATTGCCCTGAATCACAATCGTTTGCACTTTATCCTGAAAATCCCCACCACACGCCCTGCACGGCATCGCCGCCCCTCCGCAATGACAGGCGTCGGAACGATCGCTTGTGATGTCAGAGGGCTTGTCGGGATGGGTTTCACATACCCAGTTTGAATCGCAGATGTCACAGGCCATGGGCTGCCTATTTGGTTGCAGGGGCGGGATTTGAACCCGCGACCTCTTGGTTATGAGCCAAGCGAGCTACCGGACTGCTCCACCCTACTCCAACGTAAAAACCCGCCGCGGATTTCTCCGGACGGGCTATGATGTCGATCGCGAGCCTTCCCTGAAAGTCCGGCCCCGCAAATCACTTGCGACGATGCCCAATCTGGGGTGATTTGGTTTTACTGTCAAGGGTCTATAAGTGATTTCAGCGGCACAATCATCTGAATAGGTCGGGTAATCATCTCCAGCCGCTTTTGTTCGAGCGCTATTAGTTCCTCATTGGTCCAGCCGTCAGGACCGCGTGGCGGAAGGCCAACTTCAGCCCGCGTGTGATCTGATACAATCTCGACGCCCTGTTCGTGCAGCTTATCAAACAGTTCGTAGTGGATCTCGCGCAGGGCGTCCCGCCGATAGTCCTCATCGCTCAAGTGCTTGCTGACGATGTTCAGTATTTCGTGCAACAACGGCTGAATGCGCAGACGGCGACGGTCGATCCTCATAGATTCCTCAAATGCTTTCATCCTATCCCCCACAGCTTAGCCAACCGATACCCGGCATCCTTCACCAGTTCAGCCGCTCCCGCAATTGCCTGCGGCTTCGAGTTCCAGCCTAACATCTGCCCGCAAATCTCCAAGTTGCCTTCATGACACACGAACATCTCTACAACGGGCGTAGAACGCGCTCCGAGCTTCTCCTGTGCTTCCTTCCATCGTTGGCGGTGAAACACCTGCCCTTCGCTTTTAGGCATCCCATGGACGCCCCCAGGCTCTCCTGAGAACACGCGGTCGAGATCAAGCGAGCTAATTGCCGGCGCCTGTCCGGAATGATACCAATGATGCCTGAACTTTTGCAGCGCTGAATGCTCGGCGCCGGAGATTATTCCCTTTTTATGGGCGCGGTCGAGCGGGCTGTCTCGCATGGTGTAGGTCTTGATGCCCCTGTCCTCGCCGCCCAAAGCAAAGTCGTTGCCGGCCATCCGAAGGCGTTCCTTCGTCGGAGAGCCGTGAATCTCGATCGACGGGTATTCCGGATTCGGCTTGCCATGCTTTGAGGCTGCAACGCCCTGTCGGCGGATGTTTTTCACTACGGCCTCGTGCATGTGAGATTCCTATTCGGCTTGAGTGGACGGGCCAAAGCCGCGCTTCAATTGCGCAACGAGTTCATCAAGGCCCTTCGAAATCCTGGCCTTGGCCTCCGGATCGACTGCCGGCGCCGACACGCGCTTGCGGTTTGCCCGAGCAATACGGTCCTGTTCCGTGTAAAATTCCTCAGCCCACTCATCCAAATGCTTCTTGAACTTCGCAAGGTTTGGGTATGGAACCTCTGCAGCCAAGCCGCGCGATGGGCTAATGGCCCTTCCTAGAACTGCTGGCGGATAGCTCGACAAGATTTCCACCAGCCCGGCCGCGAATGCTTTCGGATCCATCGCCGGGATCGTATCGTAGAAGCCCAGGATCTGCTTCGCTGCCGCCGCCGCTGATAAATTTACCGATGTCATCGAGGATTTCCCTTCCAGTCTGGCGTTCCTGCTGGTGGTGCGTGGTTGGCTTGGCTATCGGCGGGCCGCGGCAAATAGCGGCCACGTACTCGGTCGGATTCTGCTTCTGAGATGCCTGCTCGATCGCAGCGCGAGCTAACGAGACGTTCCCGCCTCTCGATTTTAGAAGCTTGCCGATAAGCCCACCGGCCCCCTTGCCGAGCACTTCCCTTCCACGAACGAAATATTCGCGTTCAGGAATCGACGGGTCGGGCGGCGCGTCAGCGCTCGCATTCTTCTCTTCCTCTTTCTCTTCTTTCTTCTCTATATCCTCTTTCTCTAGGCAAGCAGTTTGCTTGCACTCTGCTAGCGGTTCGCTAGCAATGAAAAAACCTGAATCAATCAAAGGCTTTAGAGCATCCAATAGGTCGGCGTCGGAAAGACGAAGACGAAAGGCGAGTTCTTCTGGCGAGGCATCGATTTTACCCCCCTCATACTCGCTTGCTAGCAGCCAAAGCAGAGGTGCTAGCGCTCTGCTAGCAACCGGCAAGCGGGCAAACGTGAAGTCATCCAGCAGCCCGCGGTGGAGTTTTATCCACGACGGCGAGCGGTCCTTGTAGTGCTGGAATGACGACCAGTTTTTAGGGGTGATATTCACTGAACCCCCAGCGCCGCCATATAAGCGTCAATGTCGGCCTGCAGCTCTGCGGCCTTCTTGGCATCCTGGCGCTGCTGCCGAACGATCACGCGCAGCGCCTTCGGATTGTATCCATTGCCCTTGGCCTCTGCGTAAACGTCGCTGATATCGTCGGCTATCGACTTCTTGTCGTCTTCCAGGCGGTTGATCCGCTCAGTGATCGATCGAAGCTGTTCCTTGGAATTATGTCCGACTTCCATCATGCGTCCTCGGTTAGGGGTTTTGAAATTGCGTACTCGCCAAAGCCGCCCGGCACAGGACACTCACAAAGCCATGCCAGTTCGCAGCCGTAGTGATGGTGGTGCATTGCAGCGTTGGGGAATGACATCACCCAGCCGGCCCTGAAGTGGTCCTCGATATGATCGTGGCGGACAAATTTGAGGGCGCGGGCGTTCACTCTGCTGCCTCCGCGAATTTGTCGGTTTCATCCCCCCAACAATCCCAGCCGGTACGGCGCTGGCGCGCGAAGAACTCAACATATGGCCCACCCACGAGCTGCTCGATCCGCTCGTGAATTCCTTCAGGTTTGCGGCTATGTTCTCGCCGCGGTGCGATCACGCCTTGCCGCACAGCGGCGCTGATGCGTTTAGGTTTGCCCCGCGTCCCGAGAAGGCACGGCTCCGTGTTGGAGCGCGTCCAGTAACCCATACCCATGTCAGGCGTAGTATCATCTGCAAAGAGGCAATACGGGTCCGCCTTCATCCATGAAAATGCGCACGTCTTGTAAGTGAAGCCCCAAGCGCTCATCAGCCAAAGCGCTGATTTCAGATGCGGCCATGTCGCCCACATGAACATGACGCTATCGGGCGCGGCGAACTCTTCGATGGGCAGCCGGGCAATTTGACGAAGGCTCATGGTGGCATAGTGCTGATCGGCAGAGCGCTCATTGCCCTTCGTTGACCAAGCCTTGAAGTTCCAAGGCGGATCAACGAGGATGGCCCCGTAATGTTCTTGCGTGAGGCCGGCGAACGGTACGCTCATGCTGCTTTCCGCTTGATCTCGATTTTCAACTGCCTCAGAAGCAAATTCCCTAGCTTGGCTTCAAGCTTTGTCTTGCGCTCTGAACGGGGCTTGGCTCGGCGGGCGGCGCTGAGAGTCTCGAAATATTGGGAGGCGATGGTTTTCAATGTATGTCCTCCAGATGCCGTTCGCGGATTTTGTCGGCTACTAGCTTCCGCTGCAGCCATTCGGTGCGAACAACTGTGAACCCGAGGTCGGACAGCTCTTCGCGAAGGGTCTCGACACGGATTTCCTTCTCAAGAACGGTTCGATCAATGATGATGTCGTAGAGGTTCATGATCCCCACCCACGTCTGAGCGTTAGCGCGAAGTGGCCCCCGCAATAGCTGCGGCCTTCCATCTGAGGCTGGCCACAGAACGTATATTGCGGGC